GCTCCGCCGGCATACGCGTCACGATTTTGCACCCGCCCTCCGAGGTCACACCCGGGTCAGCTCGCGTCGCCGCGTCGAGAATTACATGACCGATGCGCAGGAAGTAGCGGCGAGTCAGGATCACCAGGAATCAAATGGTCAGCAGTCCACGGATCATCGAGCCGTGCGCCTTCCATACAGATCCAACAGTACTGAGCAGAATCGCGAACTAGTTTGGCTCGTGCTTTGTAGTTGCCTGCGTAGTGCGGTCGATATGGCTTGGGATGAAGTCGGTTGTAGTTGGTCTGGCAGGTTGGGCATCGGCGAGCATTCGTGGTGAGATTGCCACAAGTCAAGCAAGGTCGTTGGATTGCCATAACTACCCGAACAGCAGTAACTGCTCATTGATGGCACGGTTGCCTTTACGGCTGTTGCATATTCGATGAGCTAATCGAATGTTTGCATAAGTGTGATCGCCACCAAGACTGATTGGGATTAGATGATCCATTGTTGGCGAGTAGATATCTTGAACATCAAGATCCATGTTGACGCGTTTGCGACAGATGTGGCATTTGTATTTATCTCGCTTAGCAATCATTAAAGGATCTACTTCTTCTATTCGAGCGTTGTGCATTCTTGCTCGTCTGCGATGTCTAGATTGTCTTCTAATGAATCTGCCTTGATCGCTTTGTAAATAACAATCCTTTGAGCAGTAAGTACCGCTGAATTGTTTTGGTTGTTTACATCCAGGGCATTGTCGAAGGATATGTTTCTTGGCTGGTCTTCGTATCTGATAATCAAACTCAATGCACAGATCGCTACAGAACTTCTTACGACCTGATGGGATTGGGTCTTCACATATTGGGCAATATCTTGGTTTTCTGTTTTGTCTTATTCTTTGCAATCGTTGCCTTGTGTATTCATTACGCCTTTTACGATATTCATGAGATTCAGTTCGTTCTTTATATGTTTCGGATTGGTAGTACTTCGATGCCTTGCGTCGAATTGTTGCTTTGCCCTTTGGACTGTTGAGATATCGCTTTCGTGATTCTGCATCTTCTGATACTTGATTGGCTCGGCGTTTACATTTCAGGCTGCAATACTTGCGGCGGTTGTTGGTTGGGATGAACTCAAACTGTTGCTGACATTGTGGGCAGGTAAGAGTGGTTTGAGTGTTCATAAGTTGGGTCACGCCGTCACGCCAAGTAATACTTGGCGCGTGACGGCGTATGTGACAAATTGTGTTTCACGCCGAGTTTCACGCCGTAAGTGTAGTCCAATGAATATATGGGTTTTACGGCGAAAACGGCGTACGCCGTGTCCACGCCGTGCATGGTCGGCGTGACGGCGTAAGCTGTGGTTTCACGCCGTGTCACGCCGTGCGGTTTAGAACTGTTCAAAGAGCGGATCATGCATCTGTTCTCGGCGTTGTGTGTGGGCTTGTCGGGCTGTTTTGCGGACGACATGGTAGATGGTTTCGGCGCGTTCTTTGACTTCTGCCCACATGGCGTCGAGGCTGATGGTTGGGTCGATGTTGAGTTCTTCTAGCATCTTGAGGGCTTGGGTTAGTCGTTCGCCGCCTTGGATGTCTTGTGTGAACATTTTGTGTTGGTCGTGGATGATGAGGTTGATTCGTTCGGGTATCCAGGTGTGCCGGTGCTTCTGTCGGATTAGGACTAGGCGTCCGTCTACTTTGGTCATTTGCCAGACGAGGTCAACATCGTCGTTCTTGGCTGATGTGCCTCGTGCGCCTTTTTTGAGGTCTTTGCCTGCGTGGTCTATGCGCATGAGTGATCGGCCTTCTTGTTTGAGGTTCATGGCTGTCCATCGGTAGAAGTTGCGGACTGTGTCTGCGTCGTTCTCTGCGCCTTCGACTGCTCGTGCGAAGGTGTCGATGATTACGAGTTCGGCTTGGCATGCTCGTGCTAGGTCGCAGATTTGTTTTGCGCCTTCTGGTTTGTCGAGTGATCCGATTGGTGGGAGTGATGCATAGTGGAGTCGGGATAGGTCGGTGTCTTTGCCGTAGCCCATTGCGGTGAGTCGTTCGTAGAGTACGGCTTGACTCATCTCGTAGTCCATGTAGAGGACGCTGGTTGGTGGTTTGGGTTCGGCAAATATCTCTTTGCCTGTGGCGAGTGCGGCTGCGATGTAGAGCGCGAGCAACGATTTGCCTGTTCCGCCTGGTGCGAAGATGACTACGAGCTGGTTGCGTGGGATGATTGGTTCGATGAGCCAGTCTTCGGCTGGGAATGATTGGTTCCAGAAGTCTTGCCAGTTGATGAGGATGTTGTCGGTGATGGCGGGTTGTGTGACGGGTACGAGTGCTTTGCCTTCTTGTAGGAGTTTTTTGGCGAAGGCTGAGCGGTCGTTGCCGTGGTGCATGGCTGCGGTGTAGCCGAACCGTGTGTATGCGCCTGCTGGTAGGCCTGGGATGCTTGTGGTGAATACTTTGAGGATGTCTTTTCCTTGCCATCCTGTGGTGGCTGAGGTGCCTTCTCTGATGTCTTTGCCTGGTCGGACCCAGTGTGCTTCGCCTGCTTGGTCTATGTGTGCGAGTGTCCAGCCGTCTTGGCGTAGGAGTTCTGGCCATGTGGTGGCTGCGCAGTATCTGGATGCTGGTCCGTCTTCTTCGAGCAGGATCGGTGTGGGTTGTGTGGTTGGTGGTGTTTCTTCGGCGGGTTTGGCTGTGAGTATCAGCACCATCCAGAGTGGCATGTCGGCTGGTCGGTGTTCGGCGATTGATTTACCTTCAACCCATTCGTAGGTTCTGCCGTTCGGGTGAACTGTTGGTGGTGCTAGGACTTGTCCGCCGATTGCACGGATATCGATACCGACTCCGAGTCGGCCTGATGCTTCGTTGCGGATTGGTTGGTCGGTGAGGAAGTAGATGTGTCTTCCGCCGGAGCCTGTGATGACTTCGACTGTGTCGGGCAGTTTGCCGTGTAGTTGTTCTAGGTCGTTGAGTGTGTCTGAGCCTTTGTAGGTTTCGCGGTCGTCGATGTCGATGACGACGAGGTAGCGGTCACGGAACTCGCCTGTTGCGATACCAAGTCCGCAGTCTTTGAATTGTCCTTCGAACCATTGTCGGATTGTGGCTGGGTTGGTTGTGGCGGCGTTCTGCCAGCCTTGCATCGGTGGTCGCTTCTCGCCTTGTTTGATTGGTATGACTCGGACTTGTTTGCTGGCGTATGCGAGTGCAGTCTGTAGAACGCTCATTGCCTCTCCTTGTTTGAGTTGCTTAGTTTAGTGAAGGTGATTCTTGAATTGATTGGACCTTAGATGAACCGTGTTTGCCGTGCCAATAAGCCAGATACTCTTGCGCATTGTCAAGTAGTAACCAATCATCCTTAAACAAGCCAAGACCCGTGTTGCATTTGGCGCAGAGTAATCCTCTAAGTTTGCCTGTTTCATGACAATGATCAACTGCCAATTCGCGTATTTTGCCTGATTGATGTCTTGCCGTTTCAACCTTACGACAAATAGCGCAACGATTGTCTTGTCTTTGTATCATTTGGTTCAGTTGTCGCTCGCTCAAGTTTTTTCTTTTTAACTTTCTTTGAAATTCTGTCAATCTTGTTTGTTGCCTTGTTACTTCATAATGACAAGGTTTTGAACAACATCGTTTGTTCAATGACTTATTACTTACAATAAATGTCTTGCCGCAATGTTCACAAGATTTTTCTTTTGTGAACAACGGAACTCGATGTCGATGGCCACAAGCGTTTGAACAGAACTTTCTTTTGATACCAGTCAATTCAACTTTGCATTGTAAACAAAATAGTTTTGGTTGTTGAAGTCGTTTTCTTCGCCGATGTGCAGCACATATACACCTGGGTGAACAATACATTTTGTTCTTATTTCCTTGCGTTTGTTGACCACAAACTTTGCAATTTATGTCAGTCATGTTTGGTGATGATGTCGACGATGTCTTGCGGGATCTTGCGTCCGCGTAACTCGTACAGCCAAGACACGAAGACGAGTTCGCTGAGCTTAGTGTTGTTGTCATTCGAAGGTAGTCCTGCGCCGTGTGCATATCCGTTGAGCGGTATGACTTGGAACCATGGCACGGAATCATCTGGTACATCGCCCCACCAGCCGTCTTGGTTGGAATGTCCATAGCGGACTATGAACGCTGGTAGACCTGCCATGTCGCCGAGAGCGACGAGTGTGCGGATGTTCGCGGATTGGAAGTTGATCGCGCCGTGTTCGTGTTTGTAGTCGATGAGTGCCATCGGTACGCATCGGTCATATTCGGCGAGGATGAAGTCCAAGTCCATCGCAGGTACATCCCGACCCCACACTCGATGTCTACCTGATAGCCATGCGTCTCGTTTGAAGTGTTGTTCATTGCTTGTCATACCAGTCCGTCCATATCTCTTGTGGGTGCATTCCTATTTTGATTGCGTACTTGTCTGCTTGCCACAGCGTTAGTGCTGCGTCTTGATTGTTTCGCCATCGGCAGATGGTTCCTCGTGACACACCGAACACATCCGCCAACAAGGAAGCGTGTGTGTCCGGTGGCCACAGTTCTATGAGTTTCTTCGCTGGGAAGCAGAAGAACTTCTTTGCTTGTTCTCTGGTGGTCACTGCATCTCGTAATTCTCATAGGCATCGTCGCCAATGAGATCACGCAAATACTTTTCGTTCGGTGATAGGTCGCTGTAAAGAAGGCGACGCTTCTCTTCTTGCCACACAGGTTCGAATGCGACATCTTCGGTGTTCTTGAATCTGACAATGGATTCAGGGTTGATGCCTGAGCATTCGATTGGTTCTTGTATCACCGCTTCGATGTTTGTGCCTGGGCTTGCAATGATGATGATGTCACCGTCATCGTGTTCGTTGTAGTCGATGCGGGTTGTGCCGAGCATCGTGTTGATGTATATCTGTTTCATTATTCATTCTCCTTATCTTGGTCGTATCGTTTGTCTTGCTGGAATTGAATCCAGAAGTCTTGGTTCTTGTGGTCGGGTCGCGCCCACTTGTATTGCACGGAAGGATGGTTGGGTGAGCGTTTGCCGCGCTTGGCTTGCTTCTTCGGTTTTGATTCTGGTGAGTCACCGACTTTGATGCCTGGGTACATGAAGCCGTTGCGTGTGATCTCGTGGAATGTCAGTGCGGCGAACTGTCGGTCCATACCGCCTTCGATTAATGCTTCGGCGAGTTGGTCGGCGAGTTGGCGTTCTAATGCCAGTTCGTTCATCAAGCCTTGAATGATTTGTTTGCTTGCTTTGTCCATTGTGCAGACCTCCTATGGTCTAATCGTTTTCAAGTAACTGTCTTGCTATCCTCAACTTCTCGGCAGCCGAGGCTGATTCGAGCAACCCGATAGTAGTAGATGTCACCTGCTCAGGCGGGCATATAGTAAAAAACTTTTGTTCGGTAGTCACATAATTTTGGATCGTTGCAACCAGCACATATGCGGTGCATACATTGTCGGCGTCAACCTGTGACTCGATGAAGTATTTGATTCGGTCGTCTAGCGGGTCTTGGTCTTCATTCATCGTCATCGTCGAGTTTCTCTCCGCAAACAGGTTTTTGTGGAAGGATGCGGTTCGGTAGGCAGGAACAGAGTCGTGCGTCCATTATCGTTCCGCCACAGTGCGAGGGAATGGTAGGTCGTTGTAGGCCTGGTTGAGTAGGCCGAGGTAGCCGAGCGCGTCGAGCAGACTGTCGTGGTGTAGTCGGTTGCGGTCGAGGTTGGTGCGGAGTCGTGCCATCTTGATTGACACCATGAAGAGCAGTGCGTCGGCGATGGATAGTTTGATGCCGGTCAATGATTCGAAGATGGTGATGACTTTGGTGTAGTCGTCTACGACATCGCCGTAGGTTTCGTTGCGTGGTCCTGTGACGAGTTGGTGTGCTTCGAGCAGGATGTCTGCTCCAACTGATTCAGTCTTCATTTGTTCTCCTTTGCGTGGTTGATTCGTGCGGTTGCTATCTCAACATATTCGGCTGATTGTTCTATGCCAATAAAGTTGAATCCTTCGAGCGTGGCTGCTTTGCCTGTGCTACCCGAACCTGTGAACGGGTCAAGCACCGTTCCGTTCGGCGGTGTTACAAGTCGGCACAGATAACGCATGAGGTCGGTTGGTTTCACCGTTGGGTGATAGTTGGCTCGTATCGGGTGATTCGTTGGTCGGTCAGGTCTTGTTTCGATTCCTGACATTGAACCGCCTTTGACAAGTGGGAACTCGTCTAGTCCTTCGTTGCGATCCTTCTTGCTTGCCTTCGCACAATAAAAAAACCTTGCAGCCGAACCTTCGCCCATCTCTGTTCGTGAACCGTTGTCGACTGCACCCCACCCGCCTTCGTAGTGTCTGCCTGTCGGCACATTTGACTTCTTTGGGAATGCGCCACCGTTGCTTTGCGGGAATAGTTGTAGCACTTCGTCTGAGCCGTCGTGAATAAAGTTCGCAGGAAACCGACCAAGTGCATTTGGCTCAACAAGTGTTGTCTCACCATTTAATTGTGGGTCATCTTGTGCTTGTTTTGATCCACTTCTAGCGTTGACACCTTTGCCACCACGAATCCACACTTTCCCATCGTTGTCAGGTGATTCCACTCTGCATCCGTCTATGTTGATGCCACCTGTGCCGTGTTCAAGAACGGTTTGTGCGACAGTTCCATCCAACGGTTTTCGTGCCATCACAATCGGTTCGTGAGCAGGTTTGAGTGCTGTTCCCCACCCTTCCCACTCTTTAGCCTCAGCCGTAGCAGGTAAAGTAATAGATGCTTCTACGCCGAAACCGCTACCCTTGCCGTCAGTCCTATCTACACCACTCCAAACTAAACTATTTTTTTGTTGAGCGGCGGAATAAGTGCCAACAACTTCACGCTCTGCACCTGCAGCCTTGTCAATCGCCTTACTGATATTCAAAGACTTCGGGAAGCCTGACCCATACACCCACATAATCTGATCACGAATCTGAAACCCTGCATCCTCAATAGCGCAAGCAAGGCGGTGGTAGGTGCGTGAACCGCCGAAGGCAAGTAGGTGTCCGCCTGGTTTGAGTACCCGTAAGCATTCTTGCCAGACGGTGACATCGTATGCAACACCGGTCGAGTCCCAAGTTTTACCCATGAACCCGAGTTCGTATGGTGGGTCGGTGATGATGGCGTCAACTGAGTTGTCTGGCATGGTGCGCATGACTTCTCGGCAGTCACCGTGTAGGACGGTCATGCTGGCGCGATGTTGACGATCTCGTATTTGGATTGGCTGAATGCCAGTAGTCGGCCGTTGGGTTCGATACCAACCCAGGTTGGTGCGTCTGGGTCGCATAGGCATCCTGTGATTCGGCGACGGTCAAGTCGGACTTCGCCTTCACATAACTGGCAAACAATCATCGAGTTGAGTCCGATGGTGATCACAGTTCAATTCCTTGTTGGAGATGGATGCGTAGTCGGTCTAGTTGTCCGCCGAGTGATTTGATTCGGTCACGACACGCTTCAAGTTCTTGGTGTAATGATTCGGCCGCGTCCACGGCGTTGTCACGCTGTTCGGTTACGCGCTCGAGCGCGACCATCAGTTCTGACACACGGGTTTGCAACTCAATTATTTCTTGGCTCATCGCGAATGTATCGCCGGTCATCGTGCTTTCTCCCTCGTCATGAACTCATCAAATATGTCCAAACCTGTCCTGCCTTCAAATCGTTCAAAATCAATTTCAACAATTCGTCCCGTGTATTCGTGACACAAATACACTGTTGCTACATCTGGCATTCGGACAATTAACCAACCTGCCTTTTTCAAGATTTCTTCATACAGTTTATTTTCTTCTTCGACTACTTCCCAAGACCTCAATATCTTGCTCATCGTTTGTTTCTCCTTGCTAGTTCTTCTTTGAGTGCTGCTATCACATTAAATAGTCGGTCTTGATCACCAACACCGACAAACATTTTCTCCAGGAACGCTATTGCGTCTTGTATATCTTTCTTGGTCATGTCAACCTCCGTTGGTAGGACAAGAACCTTACTCTGCGTCTCCCTAGTAACGCAAAGTAAGGTTCAAGTCTTGGGTTTATCGCCTACCAGCGGTCGTCTGTGGCAACCTTCTCAACCTTGGCTGCGAACAGCTTTGGTGCGTTGAAGCCTGCCTTCTTCTCTCCGTCGCCTGAGTATTTGACCGAGATTCGATTGCCGGTCAACTCGGTGACGGATGCCTGCTTCGCTGCTTCGCGGATCGCGGTGATCATCGCACCACGCGCCCACAAGTTAGCGTCGCCTTCTTTTTCTGTCTTGAGTGTGATGACATACACGAAGCGTGGATCACCGTTCGGCCATGTCTTGGCGACACCTGCCGGATCTCGGTCTTCGAGCTTCTTGACATCTGTGACGATGCCTGAATGTACATCACCGATCTTCTCGAACTTCAAACTTGGCAGTTTGGGTCCGCCTCCTGCGAGGAGATCTTGTTCATCTGACATTACTTACCTACCTTTTCTTTGCTTGGGAATCCGAAGGAATCCGTTGATGTGTTCCAAACGATGTCTTGTTCATCCCAACGAATCGCGCGACACATGACAGCGAACTGTTCTGCACACGCTGCGTCAAGATGCCCGATGGCACCGCCTGCCGTTTTGAATAACACACCCTGAATCGAGTGGCAGAGACTCGTGATCAGGAGTTCGTCACAGTTATCGGACATGATGAGGTCAACTAGACCTCGTCCTATCTGGTATCTGCGATGCGATTTGAGTTGATCTAGTGAGATCGAGTGACCGTATTCGTTGCATTCGGTCGCGATCTTCTTGACCATGGCGCGTTGGTGTGGTCGTAAAGAATCAAAGTCTGATTGCAGTTGCAGGACGCAGGTTCGGTCTACGCCGACATCCATCATTCGGCCTTCAAATGTGTCGGTCATTTCTTTGCCTTCTTGCGACCAACCTTTACGGTTGGGTCGGTGTCGAAGAATTGCACATCGTGTTCGGCTTCGAGCATGCCGACGATGCGGATGAGCAGATCAATCTGATCGTTGTCGGCTTCACCGAGTTTCGGAACATCGACAGGCCAGAGTGAGCGCAACATCTTCTGTGCCTTCTCTGGTAGATGTTTAATTCGTGCGGTCATCCAGTCGCGACGCTTGTCAAGACCTGTGTCAAGTTTGATGATCTTGCCTTCTTCAAAGCGTGTGTTGATGTCGTTGCGTTTGCGCCACGCACGAACATTGAGCGCGAGTTCCAAACCTTGACGGCCGATGTCAAGGTCAACCCAGTGCAGTTCGCAGCGGGCTTCGCCTGCTGGTAGATGGAAGACGATCGCTCGGTCCTTTTCTATCTGTGGGAGGTTCGAGCGATCGCCTGTCTTGTAGTTGTAAATGTGTTGTGCGTCGGCATATGCGGCCAACTGGATTGAGATGGCGCGCCAAGAATAGTTCAGATCGGTCCCGGTTTTGAGGTCGGCGATGTACATTCGGCCGTCCACTTCGACGATGCGGTCAAGTGTGCCTGCGTATTCTTTGTCGTCGTTGATGACGACCGATTCGATGAAGTGCGGCAGGATGTGGACACCATATTTCGCCAATGTGGACACATAGGCGTCAAGGTCGGCTTGCAACCCTGGCAAGATTGGTGGTTTCTTACCGAGATCAATTTGCTCGGTCAACGAATGCAACGCTGTGCCGAGGTTCGCGCGCGATGATCCTCCGCCTGCGGTGATTGCTTCTTCACATATTTTGTTGAGCGCATTCTTGTCGCCAAGTTTCGTTGATGCTTGCGCAAGCAGATCGGATCGGTTGATGAGTCCGGTGACAACCATTCGGTTCGCCCATTGTTTAAGTGCGGCTTCGTCGTCTGGTGCTTTGGCGATCGTGGTGACCCGCGTGTAGCCGCGTTGCTTGCCGTCAGGTGTGGTGACGAGGTAACGACCCCACCGATCTTTCGGTGCTTCTTGTCGTGTTTCTTCAAGCATGTGCAGGCCTCCTAGTTTTCTTGGGAATCTTTGTCGGTTTGAACTATATCGGATCGGTGTTCGCGGATGCGGGATTGTCTGGGATTTGTTTGTAGGCGTTCCAAAGTTTCAGGAACTCGGTCATTGTCATGATCGCATACCAGGTGTCCACTTCGACTGCGCCTAATTTTTTCACTGCGCACACACCGTGATTCGTACCACGGTTCTTTTGCTCGACTTCTAATTCTTTCAACCAGCAACCGATGTCATGACGCCTTTGATCTTTGACTTCTACCGTCAGGTCTTCGACTCCGTCAATATCGCCGCGGTCATCCGACCAGCCGCATCTGGCGCGTTCAGCTTTTGGATGTCCGTGGTCTTGGAAGAATTTCGCTACCGCTAATTCGGCGCGCGTACCTTTTCTTCTGTTTGGGTTTGCCATTGTCGCCTGCTCTCCTTCGAAGTCGGATTTGGTTTCTTCGTTCGACGGTCGTGAGTCCGCCCCACACACCGACACAATCGTTGTCGATTGCATAGTCTAGACATTTTTGGCGGACCACGCAGATGTCGCAAAGTTTCTTCGCTTCACGGATTGCGTGTTGGTATCTTTCGTGGAAGAAGATGTCGGTACCTTCGCCGCGACATGTGCCATATTTTTGCCATTCTGGTCGGAGTAATTCAAAGACACTCTTCGACTCCGACCAGACATCGACAATTCCGTATTCGGCTGTCATCAGTTAATTTCTTTGAACCAACGACTAACACGAAACATTGCATAGAAGTTGACGACTGCGTAGACGAATATCTCTGCACCGCTCGCAGGGTTTTCGTCTGGTAGTCGTGGCATCCATAGCAACATGATCCAACCCGCCGCGATGAACGCGACGGTGAACAATATTTTTTCTTGCGCTTTCATTTTCTTCCTCCTTGGTTTAGTAACTCGCCTGTATCAGTTATAGGACATTACGGCAAGGATGTGGTGGATACCTTGCAGACCCGCCAATTACAAGGATTCCAAGGTTCGAAGCCTGACAAGTTGTACAGCACAAGACCAGCCTTCAAGTTCGTCAAAGGGTCAAGCAATGGTGGCTGGGTGCAGATGTTCATCTCTTGACAGATCGCAGCCCACTTGTTTCTTGACGTGTCATAGTTGACGCCGTTGATCTGTAGAAGCCCTGTGTCGGAACGATGGTTCCATTCGGACACGCCTGTGATGTTGCAGTCTTTGTCAACCATGTCTCCGCCTCTACGGTTCGGGCATCCGCCCGATTCGCGTAGCACTATTTGTGTGAGTTGCGGGATGGCTTGGTCAGGCCAACCTGCCTGTTTGGCGAGGCTTGGCAGCCATGAAACATCGCCGTGCCGGTAGCGGATCGGCTGTATAGGGTCGAGCCTGTCGGCCTGCCAGAGAGGCTGTAATGCGATTACAGCGTGGCTGGGTTGGGCTGGTGCGGAGACTGCCTGTGCTATGCCGAGGCTCATTGTGAGGCTTGTGAGTGTTGCCAGGATTGCGGTGAGTATGCGCATCGTGGTCCTTTCGTTAAGTGCAGGAATAACGCAACCAGAAGGAGGTGACTGGTTGCGGTGCTACATCAACCCTAGTGGGGAGCGCACCGTTCTACCTTAGCCGACAGGTTGGTTTGACCGCTATCTTTAGCGGTCTGGACTATTTGTTTGTAGATCCATCAAGACTTTGATGTGTTTCACCATGCCGACTGGGATATGGAGAACATGGTCAACCGAGTCTTCGTTGCGTGACTGGTAGAGGGTCACATGGTCGGGTTTGCCTCCGTCGCTGGTTGCGAGCAGGAATCCGACCGATTGAACTTCGGCTGGTTCGGTGTCGAGGTCTTTGATGTTGATCCATGATTCGGCACCGCTGTGCGCATCATGCCAGGTGACGAGTACGACCGTCACTTCTTCTTGCGTGTCGCAACCTGCTTGACCTGCGGTAGGTCTTTCGTAGGCTCCTTGGTTAGATGCCAGTCAAGATGACTGGTTAGTTTCGCGCCTTGTTTGCCGACCATATCGATGACGGTGTCAAGACGCTTTTGAACAATGGCGTGGTCGGCTTTGTTTTCTTCACGGAATCCTTTGAGTTGCATCAATGCGACGACGATTCCGCCGAATGTTGCTACCGCAGCGGCGAGAACTGTGGCAAGACCGGCATCCATGTCACATTGCCTTCTTGGTGTCAAGCCATGCTTGGACAGCTGGTGGCACATTGTCGCCTGCTGTGTAGCGCAGGTGCCATGGTTCTTCTGGTACGACTTCCCATGAGAAGCCGAAGTCGAGTGCGTTGGCGAGCATCCATTCGAAGCGTGGCCCGCTCGCCGACCAGATGTCGACCGCGATGCCGAGGTTGTGCATGCTTGAGCCAGGTGCGGCGAGTGACGCCAAGGTTGGTGACTTTTTGTACCATTTCACGCCTTCCCAAGTTCGTGTTGATGCGCCTTCGATCGGTTGCTTTTGGTATCTCTGCAAGAACACAGTGGTTTGCATGGCGAGTGAGCGGTAGGTGTCGCCTGCCGATGTTGGTTTGAATGGTTTGATGTTGTCGGCGAGTGCTTTGGCGCGCATGGCGTGATATGCGTCGGCTGCACGCCAATGAAGTTTGCCTTCAGGTTGAATATCGCGCAACAGGTGTGCAGGCACTTCGCCAGGTTTGATGCCTTTGAGATCTGCTGGGAGCGTCACCTTGACGATCGGCCAGTTTTTTGTGTTCATTTCTTTTTGCCGAATGCCGCTTTGATTTCTTCGGATGACAGTTCACCGTCGGTTGATGCTTCGGCGAGCGCGGATACAACTTTGATGCAAGCCATCGCACCAGCCATGATCGCCGATTTACCGACCGAGATTCCGATGACCGCACCGGTCGTAACCGCTGGGAGTGCATTCGCCAAGAACAACGAGAAGAGTCTTTGTCCGAGGTCAAAGAACTTTGCCATTGTTGCGTTCTGTTTAATCTTCACTTCGTCCACCATCGTCTTCTCCGTCCTTGGTTAATACTCCCGCCAAGTGTAGTGCCAGAGACAGGAATGTAAAGAACAACGCCCAATTCTGCACCGTTCCTGACAGGGTCATGATGGTGATGGCGGATGCGCCCAGCGTGAAACCGAGGGCGAACAGTTCATCTCGAAGTTTGGCAAACACTTAGGTATTCCTTCTGCGCAGGCTGGCTCCTACCGCCACAAGTGTATTTGATACGGCGATCAGTGTCCTGCGTTCGCCGACAGGAATGGTCTGACCGACCATCTGGAACGAATCGAACACGCCTGCGAACACATTGATTGTTTCTTGGAATGCTTTCTTGACTTTCGTCGGTGCTTCGTTTAAGGCTGCGACCAGTTCGTCGGCTACTTCTGGTGTCAGTTCTTCGACCACGATCTCTTCGAATATCGCTTCGGCTTGATCTTGGGTGATGGCCGCCAACACTTCAGGACTTGAAGCAATACTCACCGCCTGGTCGGATGTGATGTTGGTTGCCAATACCTGCTCGATCGCCGCGACGATCTGTGCCGGTGCCGCGTCTGCCAACACTTCGAGAATCTGCTTAACCTTCGCGTCGCTGATCGGTTCGTCTTGTTTGATGTCAAGTTCGGCGACGAATTCTTCTATAGCGGATCCGCTATCAGGTAGCGTGGTGGTCGATGAACTCTCTACTTCTAATAGTGTTGTTTGTGGGATATCTGTTTTTAGCGTCGGCTGTGATGTGGGCGGCGTTGTTTCGACGGGCAGAGTTGAAGAAGATTCAGGAACAGTGGGATCAGGATCGGGCAGATCGACCGTTGTCGTAGTTTGTTCAACAGTTGTCGTAGTCTCCTCAATCGTCGTTGTAGGCTCAGGTTGAGTAGTTGTCGTAGTTGAAGTCGTAGTTGTGATGGTTGTGGTGGTTTCTTCGACGGTAGTCTGAGGATATGTTTCTACAGTTGTGGGTTCGGGTTCAGGTACGAAGATTGTGGTCGTGGTGGTTGGTGCTGGTAAAGAAGTTGACGAAGTACTAGTCGTTCCGGTTGGAGGCGAAGGTGGTTGAGTTGTTGTCGGACTTGGTGCGATTGTTGTGGATGTCGTTGTCGTGGTATCTGCAACTGATGTGGTTGTGCTTGACTGAATTGTGGTCGTGGTATTGGGAAGGGTTGTTGTAGATGAAGTTGAAGTTGTTGTGGTGGTTTCTAGCATCGTGGATGTTGATGTCGTGGTTGTCGATGTTGTTGTGGTGGCGTGGTTGTTGTGGTGGATAGTGCTGTAGATGAAGTCGTTGTTGTTGGTGGTAGCGATGTTGTGGATGTTGTTGTACTTGTACTGGTGGACGAGGTAGTAGACGAAGTAGTGGTTGATTGAATTAGCCCGCTCCACAAAGACAGGTTGCTGATAGTGAGATGGCCAGGCTGACAGCAGGTATCAATTGAGTATTGCCTGAAGGTGAAGATGTTGCCGGTCGTAACAGGTATCGACAGCGATCCGCTCGCATTGTTCTGATTCGTTAATTGTGTGTAGACACCATTGATTCCGTACTGTGGCGGATCGTAATATGAGCCATCGTTCGTTTGATATGCCCAACTGAAACTGACCGTGTTCGTGTTCGCAGGTATCGTCGTCTCAATCTTCACCCAGTTCGCGCCACCACAAACACCGTCAGGGCCGTGAAGAATGATCGAGTTGTTGACTAACTCAACCGATCCCGAATTGACACACGACTGTGATTGTGTCCATTCACCTAACGCGTCGGCTCGAACTATTGTCGGCCAGAACGACAGGATGATTGCTGGTAGCGGTATCAGCCACCTAGATAATGTCAGGCGGAGGTGCTTGTATCGTGCCATCGTCAGCCAAGAAACATTCTGGGTTCACTGCTTGAGCCAAAGCCAAAGCCTCCTGCTGAGTTTTAACAGTCACATTCCATTCACTTAATCCTGTTATCGTCGCATCATCTGACATGTAACCGAGAACCGTATCGGTATTTAGCATTAGACCGCCTGATGAAGTACCACCATTTTCGCGGATCGTTGGCTCGGGTGTCGTGCCTTCAGGTCGTTTAATAGTCCATGTCGCGTATTTCATTGCTGTAATTCTTTCGCTTTCGCCTGTTGTGCTTCTATCATCGGCTGTAGAACACCTATCTGGTCTAGGGCTTCTAGATGCGCCCAGTTCGCTGAACCAGACATCACCTGTAGATTCGCTTGACGACCTAATCTAGCCTGCCAATAATCAGGCTGACTAGCGTCTATCTGTTCACGGGTGAAATGCGGTATAGCATCATAGATTTCTGTGAGTGTGTCGTATTCTCGGACCGCACCAATCGCGACAAGTCGTGTGCGTTCCAAACCTAGTTCTTTAATGTCTGCTTCTACTTGTGAGATACGGTCGCCTTTTTCACGCAAGTCCTCTATTTCGTAT